GCACGACAACAGCCATTTCAAACGGCTTGAGGTCAATCTGTTCGAAAGACGGTTCGCTTTCCGGGCGGTCGCCGGTTTCGGTCACTTCTTCCGGTTCCACTTCATCGACAAGGCGCGGAAGCTGCAAAAGCGGGCCGCTCATGCTGATAGACGATGCAAGCGAGCGAACCGGCGAGAATTCAGCAAGCTTTTCCAGAATGGTCTTGGCAGTTTCATCCGGGGCCAAAATGCCGCCCGTGGACGGTGCACCAAAGGCCAGTGCCTTTTCTTCAACCCGGCCCGTGCGCAGATAATCGGTGAACGCCTTGCGTTCAAAACCGTTGTCATTCACGGCGCGGGGCTGGTTGTTGTTTGCGGCGGACGGGCGATTAAGCTTCGCCTTGATCGTGGCAACGTCGCTTTTCAGGGCCTTGAGTTCGGCCAGTTCTTCCGCCGAAATAACCGGATCGGCGGCTTTCGTTTCGATGTTTTCGATTTCGTCTTCCATAGGGATTTCCTTATTCAGCGCCGTCGCATCAGCGGCTTTAATAGAAGTGATTTGCGCGCCCGGATGCGACGGGACGGCGACAACAGAAATTTCGTGAAGGTCTAGGGCCGTGATCGTGCGGCCACGCTGGCGAGGCTTTGCGGACTTGGTAACGAAGCCGATAGAAAGGCCGGTGACGGCCTTTGTGCGGATCATGGCGCGGACTTCGCGGGCACGTTCCACATCATCGACAAGCAAGCGGCCCTTGACGGTCAGGCCTTCCGGGGTTTCGCTAATCTGATCCCAAACGCCGATAACTTGCGCCTGATCATGCGCAAAAAGCATGGGGAGCGATGCCGGGGCGGTTATAGCGCCCTTCTGGATAAGGTCGCCTACACGGTCAGGGGTGCCGAATGGCCATGCGTTGCCGGTAATTGTGCCGGTATCGTCAACGGAAAGAGCGGCTTTGACTTCGATCTTATCCATTGTCGGAAACGTCCGCGTAGACTGCTGCAATGTCTCCGGCGAGGTCGCTGGAAGCTGTGTCATGCACTGTTTCGTCTACGGAAGCTAAGGCGGGTCGCCCACTCCAACGGGTGTCTAGAACATCGAACGCGAGTGCATAAAGCTCTGCAACTGGCGTTGGTTTTGCATAGGATTCGATGAGTTCCGAAGCGCGAATTGGGGACGTGCCGCCGCCGATCAAACCGAGGCGAACCACCTCAAGCACGTCCGCGAAACGGAATTGCATAGATACAAAGTGCTGATAAATCAGGCCAATGCCCGCGCCGCTCTGGCGCTCAAGCTCAATAATCTGTTCGGCGGCAAGGGCGAACGTCTTTTCGCCATCGCCAAAGAATGCTCGGTGTTCAATCATGCGGGTTCCTTATCCGGCCCGCTCTTGGCGGGGCCGGTCGTGGTTGTGGTGGTATAGGGGTTCGCCAGTTCATCGCCGCCGGGAAGGGGTGGCATGTTCATGGCTGCGCGGACTTCGTTCGGCGTCATGGCGCGCATTGCGACTAGCTTTGAAAAGATTTCAGCGCGTGTTGAGGCGTTGGCGCGCTGTAGATCGTCAATTACGAATTCAAAGCTGTAGGCTTCCTGTTCGTCTTCCGTGAGCAAAACAGTCGCATAGGCGTCCTGCCAGCGATCAAGCCAAGGCCGCAAGCAAAGCTGATTAAATGCGCGGGCCATTTCTTCGGTGTTTGACCATGTGCCGCGTGTAAGCTCGAAAAGCATGGTCGGCGGAACGCCAAAGATGCGGGCAATCTCGTCAATCTGGAAAACGCGGTTTTCAAGAAACTGCGCGTCGGTCGATGTCATGGCAGGCTGGTCATACTTCCACCCGCCATCCATAATCAGCGGATCGCCCTTGCTGCCGTTCTGCCATTCGCGGAAAGATGCCCGGATATTGGCAACCGTTTTTGCGCCCGCTTCGCTTCCCTGCGGCTTATCATTGGAAATGATGCCGGAAGGGCGTGCGCCGGTGCTGAAAAACTGCGCGCCGTGGCGTTCAAGGATAGCTGCAAGGCCAATTGCTTCCCTGCCGAACGAAACAGGCGATGCGCCGCCAAAGGCGCGAACATGCAAAATGTCGGTGTAAGGGTAGTCTGTAACGCCACCGGCTTCTGTGACGCGATAGGCCGGAGGTAGGTCGGCAAGGGTGTCTTCATAGACGGAAACACTTCCCGGCTTGAGACGGACAAGTTCAAAGGGTCTGCCGTCAGGGTAGCGAATAACCTTCGCGAAGCCGTTGCCGTAAACAAGGGCGTCTAGGGTTAGATCGGTTCTGATCTGGCCTGCCGAGGTCCAGCCATTGGCGCGGTTGTGAACGATCTTGAAAGCACTGTGGTCTTTGGCTTGCTCTTTACCTGTCGGTAAGTCTCCATAGAGCTTGCAGGGCAAAGAGCCAATATTTTCAGAGATAAGGCGAGCGGCCTGTAAGACTGCCGGAACAGAAAGCGCGCTAGTTCCGCTCATGTTTACGCCCGAATAAGTAGGCCGGACGCCGAACAGTAAAGAAAGGGAAGGATCAGAAATAGAAAATGCTTTCTGATCCTTCACAATTCCAAGGGCCTTAGCCACGCGGCCTAACTCTTTACGCAACAAAATAAAATCCACGCCAATTTCTACTTGACGTGGATTCTCTCACATCGCGAATCAGATGTGAACACCTAAAATGAATATTTTCCTATCAATTGGGATATATTTCCTACCTAATCCGCGGCTTTTGCTACCAGTGCATAGCGCGGGAATTGGTCTATGGCTTTTTTCTTCGCAATAATCGTCACGTCGCCATAGTCATCACCGGCTGTCCGGGCTGCATGGCCTTGTATCGAGTCAAGGATGCGGTCAGAAACGCCGACTTCTCGGCCTACTGTTTTGAAGCGGTGCCGCCAAGCGTGGTTAGGCTGCACGCCGTCCGGGATAATTTCGCTGTCACGTAGCCAGTTGCTGATCCGGCCTGCCATCGTGCGTGCGCCGGTAAGAGCTTCATCGGGCTTATTGTTATGAAATAGCGGACCAGCCTTTGACGCTTCGACAAATTTCAAAAAGCCTTCATCGATAATCTGCTTGTGCAAAGGCACGTCCCGATATTGCCCGGTCTTCACCGAACCAGCGTCGGGCGTAATCCTTATAACTATCGTTTCGCCTTCCTTGCGAACGTCCTCTTTGCGCAATTGCATCATTTCGACAATGCGTGCGCCAGTGAAAGCGCAAAGGATAGAAGCCCACCGCTTCGCTGCTGTAGATTTCGGCGCTTCTCGATTGCTAGGGTTTGCCGCTTCCTTCGGCTGATAGGTCCGGCAGAATTTCAGGACCGCAAGGGCCTCGTCATCCCGAAAGCCTTTTTCACGAAGCTTAATTGGCTTCTTCTTTTTAACCCTCACGTCACCGGCAGGATTGTGCGGCAGTTTCTTTTCCGAGACAGCCCATTTTAGGACTGCCCGGACACTCGCCATGTAAACGTCGCTGACCGTCTTCGTGGAAAGGGTTTCCAGCTTCTTATTGCGCCACGTCATAATGTCATCATCGGTCATGCGGGCGGCGTCATCATGTCCGACAAACTTGACCAAATCCTTGAAAACAGGCGTCCAGCGCTTGCGGGCTTCGCGGCCTTTGCCGTCGCGTTCCAACCCCTTAAGGTATTCCTCAAGCAGTTCGGTGACGCTAATCGCCTGCGCCGGGTCTGGGGCAGGCGTGGCATTCTCTAGGAGTGGGTGAGTCGGCTTTCCGTTGAAGTCGCCTTCGTTCCGTTCGTCCTCGCGCTGCATGGCCTCATAGGCGGCGACACAAAGGGCTTGTGCTAGCGCTCGCCATTCGTCCGTCCCTTTGGTGGCGCTAGTGTTACCGGCGAGGCGGGCGCGCTCAATCCGTGCGCCCACAAGGGCCGCAAGTTCATCGTCGGAAAGCTTTCCGGCAAATCCGTCTCGGAACCGGCGTGCTTCGTCTGGATCGGGATCAAAGCGGGCATAACGCGAATCTTGTGCGCGAAGCTCTGCATCAAAATCGATTTGGCTTTGATAGTCGCGAAGGGCGATCTGCTGCGCGGTCAGGGGATAGGGCGTGCGGTTGTTTCGCTGTCCGGTTGCCGCTTCGTGCTTCTGGCGCGCAATGCCGATCTGCTTTTGTATGGAAGCGACGGCGGCGGCATGGTTCCGAAGGGCTTCGCGTTTTTCGCCGCCTAGCTGAATTTCAAGCTCTGCTTTGCCGTCCAGATAGGGGCGAAGGGCCTGCGGCACGACAAGCCGCGCCGAATAGCGCCCGTTGCGTTCCTTGAAATGTCTGACTTTGCCCGCCATTCCCACACCCATTTTGTGACGTGATTTGTGACGTCAATATGGGGAAAATGCCTTACAGCGCAAGGGCTTCCAATGATTTCAAAGGGATAAAGTGGTGCCCCCAGAGAGACTCGAACTCCCGACCCCCTGATTACAAATCAGGTGCTCTACCAACTGAGCTATAAGGGCACTTCACGATACAGTGTGTATCGAACCGCTTTCGGTTGCAAATCGCCTCCGCTATGCGGTTAGCGCTCGATTAGCATAAATGGCGCTTCTGTAAAACGAAAATTCATCGCAAAGAGGTCATGGCAACAGGGTTTTTCATGTGATAGCCAATAGACCGCGATGAGGACATGGCAGACTTATCAGGTTTGAGCCGGGGAGCGAGACAGTAGACATGAAAGACAAATCACTCGCGCTTCATTTTCTTTCATCGGGGACGGAAGAATCGCTCGCGGCTCAGAAAGAGCTTGTGAAACGATATGGGCATGTGTCCGGCGAAGACGCCGACATTATCGTTGCGCTCGGCGGTGATGGCACCATGCTTCAAGCATTGCGCGACTTCATGAATAGCGGCACGCCGATCTATGGCATGAATCGCGGCTCCGTGGGCTTTCTGATGAACGAGTTCAGTGTCGATAATCTGCCGGAACGCATTCTCGCCGCGCAGATGGAAACAATCCGTCCGCTGGTCATGATTGCGGAGACCGGGAATTCGGCTCCGGTCGAGGCGCTGGCGATCAATGAAGTTTCGCTGTTTCGCCAATCCTATCAGGCGGCCAAGGTTCGCATATCAATCGACGGCAAGGTTAGACTGGAAGAACTGGTCTGCGATGGGGTGATGGTCGCAACACCTGCCGGTTCGACGGCCTATAATCTGTCGGCGCAAGGCCCGATCCTGCCATTGGAAGCGCCGCTTCTGGCGCTGACACCGGTCAGTCCCTTCCGCCCACGACGCTGGGGCGGCGCGCTTCTACCCAAGCATGTCACGGTTCGCATGGATTTGCTTGAAACGGAAAAACGGCCCGTCAATGCCGTTGCTGACAATAATGAAGTCAAATCCGTGACGTCCGTTACAGTGCGCGAGGCGCCAAACAGCCAGGTGGCCATTCTGTTTGACAAGAACCACTCCTGGGATGAGCGAATTCTCACTGAACAGTTCCGGCATTAGAGCGCGTTTCGATCTGATAGGATCAGACCGGTGCTCTAAATATTTGTTTTACGCGCATCTTTTCCGAAAACCGTTTCACACTTTTCGGGATGCGCTCCAATCTGAAAAATCGATAGGTTTTTGGGTAAGATTACGCGCAAGCAAAGATGACAAAGTAGCGTGTGTGACAACCCTCTAATTATCATCAGTTTGATTTAATTCGGTTTGAAAAAGACGTTGATTGGCGGCGTTGGTCGGTTTGAGCAGGAATATCAAAGCAATTTGATATCGGATGTTGGTATTTTGGTTGACTTTTGCACGCTTCGGACGTAGGCGATGCTGCAAGAAAACGCTAGATGCGTTGCAGACGCCTTTTCTGCTTTGATTTCTGCGCCGGATGACGCGGCTGCAATGACAGATGGGCGGAACACGTTTCCGAACCAGAGAGCTACGCCTCCATTGACGACATTTGCCGAACTCGGTCTTTCCCCGAAAGTGCTTGCTGCTGTAGAAGCTGCAGGATACACCGCGCCAACTCCCATTCAGGCAGGCGCCATTCCGCCCGCGCTCGAGCGCAAGGATGTGCTTGGTATCGCCCAGACGGGAACGGGCAAGACGGCGTCTTTCGTTCTGCCGATGCTGACGCTGCTCGAAAAGGGCCGGGCTCGCGCCCGCATGCCGCGCACGCTCATTCTTGAGCCGACCCGTGAGCTTGCCGCGCAGGTTGAAGAGAATTTCGTCAAATACGGCGTTAATCATCGCCTCAATGTTGCCCTGCTGATCGGCGGCGTTTCGTTCGACGAACAGGAGCGCAAGCTGGAGCGCGGCGCGGACGTTCTGATCGCGACGCCGGGCCGTCTACTCGACCATTTCGAACGCGGCAAGCTGCTTTTGACGGGCGTTGAAATCCTGGTCATCGATGAAGCCGACCGTATGCTCGACATGGGCTTCATCCCGGATATCGAACGCATCTGCAAGCTGATCCCGTTCACGCGCCAGACGCTGTTCTTCTCGGCGACCATGCCGCCGGAAATCACCAAGCTCACCGAGCAGTTCCTGCATTCGCCCGCTCGTATCGAAGTGGCCAAGGCTTCATCCACGGCCAAAACCGTGACGCAGCGTCTGGTCAAGTCGAGCAAGAAGGATTGGGACAAGCGCGCAGCTTTGCGCGATCTCATCCGCGCCGAAGGCGACACGCTCAAGAACGCGATCATCTTCTGCAACCGCAAGAAGGATGTGTCGGAACTGTTTCGTTCGCTGGTGCGTCACGAGTTCAATGCCGGTGCTTTGCACGGCGATATGGACCAGCGCGCCCGCATGACGATGCTGTCCAACTTCAAGGACGGCAAGCTGCAGCT